CAAATAGTTATTGGGGTTCAATTGGACAATATGAAGTACAAACATTAAATATCGATATTGTTATTCAAAATGACGAATTTGAAATTGGAGATTATTTTGGTATAGGTGCAACGGCAGATCCTCAGACCGAATCTTCATTTCATACTATAAATGCAGTACAATCATATTGGGTGATTACCGATGCATCAAAAAATGTAGACGAATGGAATCAGGAAATTTAATCAATGTTAAAACAATATAAAAATATCGATGAAAATCAAAATGCTAAGTCATTTTCGGCCGAACGTTTTGATCGTACAAAACTCAATTTAATTTCATATGATACTGATGCTGCATATTATGTAAATAATAATATAATAACAGATGTTAATTCTAAATTAGAGTTACATGTTTATTCTGGCGAAACTTGGCTTACGGGTAATCATTCAGTACAAGCAAAAAATTCTGCGGCTAGTGTCCGAAATAAAACACTTAATAAACAAGTTCCTTTAAATAATACAATTTCAATTGATTTATATCAAGAATTAGAAAATTTAAAATTAACTGCTGGAAATTTTCGTTTTGTTGTTAATTTCTTTAAAAACTTAATTGGTAGTTTTGATAAACAACATTTGCAAATTGATGAAATTTCTCCAGACCGTACAGAAATACGCCTTCGAGCAATTGATGCAGATGATCCGGAATTTTTACAACAAATTACTTCATACATACAAAACGTTAATCAAACCTCTGATCGTTTTTATAAATCATACTTATTAAATTTTAGTAGAAATCAATGTGTATTATTCGTAAATAGCGTTGTAGTTGGGGAATACTTATATGTAAAATTAAATGAACCATTATCAGATGAATTTCAAGTTAATTTTAAATGTTGGATTGTTGAAGAACAAAAAGATGCATACATTGACCGCGTTGCAATTACACCGAAAGCTTTACAAAAACAATTTAATCGTTTAGGAAACCCAAATTGGCAAGCAACTGCAAAGTATACTACTTCTAATGAAACGGGATTACGAACATGGACGGATTTGTTAGGGTCGTCGACTCAAACTTCGCAACAAATTATTGATGCATATTTTTCCGGAAGTTTATCAGGTGTAAAATTAAACATAGATTATTCTGATTTTAATAACTTTATTTTTTATAGTTCTGCAACTGAACGATTAGAAAATTTTTTATATAAACTTCAACTATTAGAATATTATACATCACAAAGTATAGTTGTATCAGGAATATCTGGAAGTGTTGCAACTACCAATCAAACAGATTTTTTAAATCTAAAATCAAACTTAGTTAGCGGTTTTGATGCATTTGAACAATATTTGTATTATCAGTCATCATCACTAGTAACAACATATGAAATTCCAATTGAAACTGTCAATGTTAATGTTGCAAATGTTACTGGTAGTTATATCAAACCAGTTCCAAAATCAAATTCAACATACCCATATACGTTAACAGCAACTACAAGTTCACAATTCAAACAATGGTATGATGGGGTATATGCATCAGCTTCATTGTATGATCAATTAAACATCAATGCATTGGTATATGCAATTCCGGAATTTATACGTTTAGATCCAGCAAATACAGAAACTGTTACATTTGTTAATATGTTAGGTCATCATTATGATATACTTTATACGTATATTCATCATATGACTCAAATTAATAAACGTGAAGAAAATCCTAAGTTAGGTATGCCAAATGAGTTGTTATATTCAGTAGCAAAACAATTTGGTTGGAATTTAACCGATGGAAATCAATCACAAGAATTATGGCAGTATTTACTTGGTACTGATGAAACGGGGACTCCATTAACAGGTTCAAATAGTGTCGGAGATCCGTCTGTACCAGGACGAGATATGACATATACTATATGGCGTCGCATCGTAAACAATTTACCGTATTTATTAAAATCAAAAGGAACAAAACGAAGTGTTCAGGCGCTTCTTTCTTGTTATGGAATTCCGCAATCTTTAATTAGCATTAATGAATATGGTGGACCTAGAATTGAACGAGCACCAGTATATGAAAAATTAAATTTTGACTATGCATTGGATTTAAGCGGTAGTGCTGCAGGTACAGTCGTTGTAAATTATTCGCAATCGATAAATGCAGTTGAACTGCGTTTCCGAACAGATGATATTGTAGATAATCCTTTGATACCAAACACAATGAACTTGTATACAATAGGTTCTAATACAGTAACAATTGATTTTACTAGTGGTAATAAAGGTAATTTACAAATCAATGGTACTAGTTCAGCTGATTTTGAAATATATAATGGTGAATGGATTTCTACATTATTAAGAACTAGTGGCTCAAATTTACAATTGGTTGCAAAAAAATCAAAATATGGTAAAATTGTAGCTACAGTAACATCTTCGGCTATTACATCATTTGATATATCAGGTTCATTAATAATAGGCGGCACTGTTGGCGGCAGTCGTTTAATTGGACAAGTACAAGAATTACGTTTTTGGTCATCTAGCTTAAATGATGCACCATTTGAAAACCACACAAAAGCACCTGCAGCATATGATAGTAATGCAGATGCATATGATGAGCTTATATTTAGATTGCCACTTACTCAAAAAATTGATCATTCATTAACTGGTAGCTTACCTGGAATACAACCGGTAGCCTCGCCAATATCAGCATCATTTACAAGTTGGACAAATTCAACGCCATATGATTCAATTGAAGAAACGTATTACTATGATGCAATATCTTTAGGAGCTGGTACTTTTGATGATAACAAAATACGTATTGAATCTAATGAATTAGTTGGAACGTTGGATGTTAAAACTCGAGCAGAACGCAGTCAATTTGATAAAGCTCCATTAGACAGTAAAAAATTAGGAGTATATTTTTCTCCACAAACAATGATTGATGAAGATATCATTGCACAATTTGGTTTTACTGCATTAGATGAGTATATTGGAGACCCGGGAGATACTGATGCAAAATCATATCCGGATTTGATTCAATTTGCACAAACATATTGGAAAAAATATTCAGAACGTAATAATATAAATGATTACATAAAAATGTTTACATTGTTTGATTTATCATTCTTCAAACAATTAGAACAACTACTTCCAGCTCGTACTAGTAAATTAACAGGCGTATTGATTCAGCCTAACATATTAGAACGTAGCAAAGATACAATACTTCCAAAAATTGCTAGGTTTGATTCTACATTAAATGTAACAATAACAGAAGTACAACCAACCGCATCTGGAGATTATTTATACTATACCGCAGGTATTGATGGAAATATTTTATCAATATCAGCTCAAGATGATGATCAATGGCAAATGTATTTAACAGCATCAACGGCTGATAAATATGATGGCGTTGCATATTCTCATGAATATTTAGTATTATCTGGAAGCACATATATTACAGCATCTACACCATATTGGTTAAGTGAAGCATTATGCCCAGCAATCACATCTTCAGTGATATCTGAATTTGCTGAATATAAATTTTATATTTCTTCATCAACTACAGCAAGTTATAAACCTGCAGAAACTAGTGACTTCTATCCTGCGGGAATCGATAATCAACGTTATTCTGGAACTAAAATGACTAGTCCTGCATTTAATGTTAATTCAACACAAACATATGATGGAGGTCCTGTAGCAGAGTGGAGATCGTCGAATCCGAATCAATTAATATACCAAACGGTTGGAGAACAAGGTAGTTTTAGATTAGCATAAAAATTATACTAAACATATTTATATGAAATAAGGTTAAAACATTATGGGATACTTAGATAATTCTAGCGTTACAATTGACGCAATTCTAACATTAAAAGGTCGCGAATTACTAGCAAAAGGCGGAAATGCATTTAATATTACGCAGTTTGCATTAGGCGATGATGAAATTGATTATTCATTGTGGAATCCAGATCATCCACTTGGAACTGAATATTATGGTACTATTATAGAAAATATGCCTATTACAGAAGCAATTCCAGATGAAACTCAGGCTTTGAAATACAAATTAGTTACATTGCCAAAACAAACAACTAATATTCCTGTGATCAATGTAGGTAACACTTCAATTACATTAGCTGCTCCGGGTAATAGCGCAGTCATTGCTCCTAATACAAGCAATTTCCAAGGTGGTAATTCAAACTTAGGATATACAGCAATTTTATCAGATTCAACCGTTGCTGATATAACAGTTATTAGAGCTTTACAAAATTCAGTACTTCCAACAACGCCCAATTTCATTGGAGATAATGAAGATGCACAAAGTGTTGCGGTAGCAGGATTTGAATTCCGCATTACTGCTAAAACTCAAATGCTTCAAGATAAAACGGCAACAATTACTATAATCGGTAATGAAACAGGCGGAAGTGTAACTATTACGTTAACAGTTAAACAAGTAACAACTGCGACAGCAGCAAATATGTAAGATAATATGAAAACAGAAAATTTCATTAAACAATTAAAACAACAGCCCAGACTAGGTGGAGTTCCTAGACTTAATTTAGCAGCTGTAAATTCGACTGCTACACAATTGTCTAGACTAGCTACACCAGTAGCTTCAGAAGTTGCACAACAAGTACAGCCAGCAGCTGCTGCAGTTACGCAACAAGTACAACAACTTGCTCAACAACTTGCTAATCAAATGGTTGCTGAGATGCAACAAGCTTCTGTATTATCTCGTAATGGTAGAACTTATACTAAATTTGATTTAGCAAATGATGTTATTTCAAATCAAACAGAGGTTGTTACTGCAGGTATGTGGTCTGATGGATTAGCAAGTTTAATTACACATTTTACATCTTCGGCTCAAACCACAACACAACGTAGATATTATGTTGATGTATTACACAAAGCTCCTGCAGAAACAGGTTCTGCAGTTCAATATTCATTAGCATTCGGACATGCATTGGGTAGTGGGTCTGATTCTCAAGGACAACTTAATGATTCGCCGAGTAAAGCAATTTATTCACAATATCGACAACTTTTACTTAATCCTGCAGATTCTCGTTTTACAACTGCAGGTTCTGGAAGTACTGATTATGTTTATGTAATTAACTTTAAACGCAATAGAATGAAAGAGCGTTTAGATGCAGGTAATTTTGAAATTCCATTACGCGTAATTTCTGGTTCTCGTCCTACAAATGCAACAGGTAGCGTTAATGTATCGGGGTCTGGAATAGTAACACTTATTGATGATTCATCATTAGCATCTGCAAAAATTGGAGATTCGGGAAGAGTTTATAATATAGTTTCTGGATCTATAAACGGCGGAGTTTTTAATTCAACGGCACCTATATATTATGGGTTAGCTTATCCAGATTATGGAACAATTATATTAGATGGAAAAATGTTAGATCAACAACTTAATTTCCAAACTAATACTGGTTCTAGTTCAGAAGGAAATAATCACTTTGCACTTTTCCATTCTATCTCCGGTTCAGCTTTATTAACTAATCCATCTACATCAGATCCATATGGTTTCTTAGCTCGTAATTCGGAAAAAGTAACTAGTACACATTATTTTGTTCGAGTTAAAAATGCAGAATATAACTTTTCAAATAATCCATCGTATGTTACAGGAAGTGTTGGTCAGTTATCACAAACAACTTTCGTAGGTGATCCTAAAACATATATTACTACGGTTGGTTTATATAATGATCGTCAGGAATTATTAGCAGTAGCAAAATTATCTAAGCCATTACTTAAATCATTCCAAAGAGAAGCATTGATTAGAGTTAAATTAGATTTCTAAAAACGAACAGTAATTTAGCCCCGTTATATTTATATGTATAACGGGGTTTATACTATATGGCAGAATCAAGAATGACATACAATGAAATTGGTTACGTAGGCCCAACTCCTACAGTATTTAAGAAAATTGATTCTAGTGATGTTACAGTTAATCCATTTCAATCATTTAAAACTTGGACAGTATATTCTGGCAGTGCTACTAGCAGTGCATTACCGTTAATCGCAATTTATTCTGATACAACGAATTTACCAGCATTAGGTTCTGAATTAACATTAAATGATGCTGCTAACGTTGATGGTACATTACAGACTATAACATATTTTTCTGTTAATCATCAATACTATAAATATAAAAAATATCCAGCACAAACTTTTGGGCCTACCAACTTAAATCAAACTAAAAAACATTTATATCAATCCGCTTCAATACTTTCATTTCCGCAGATACGCGTAGGCGAAGGAATAAAACCAGCATCATTTAGATTAACAGGTAGTTATTCAGTAGGTAGCGTATATGGTACTGGTACATATGGTACTGCATCATATGGTTCTTTTACTCCATTATATATTCATTCCGATCGTTATGGTAATTTATATGATACTGAATTTAATACGCAAACAATTGTTACTAAATCATTAATGTATTATGAAGGATTTAATGAATATTTTGATACATCTAGAACTGAATATATATCTTCAGGAATAACTTATCAACCGGGGGTTAAAACATTAACTGGGACGACACAATCAATTGGTTTATTAGCACAATTTGATGGTAATGGTTATATAAAAACAGAACTCGATGGATATTATGATCGTAATCATGATTATGCAATATCATTTTGGATTCGCGCATCAAATACAGGTAGTTCAAATAATTTAGTTATGGCTAAAGCATCTAGTTCAATTACGCCGCAGTATCCATTTAAAATTGAAATTGACAATACTAGTAGTTATTTAGTATTTTCAATTGCAGGTAGTACTACGTTTAAATCGCAACTAATTTCTACGATAGAAATGGATAGTGTAGATCATACACATATAGTATGTCAAAAATCTGGTAGTTCAATGGAAATTTGGATAGATGGAAATCTAGATATATCTACTACTAATAATTTATTGATTGATACGAATTCACCATTATCAGCATCAGCTCGTATCGATAATTCAGATCCTTTGTATATAGGAGGGTTTGAAAGTGGATCTAACTTAACAGGAACTATTGATGAAATACGTATTTTTAATCGAGCATTAACTGCAACAGAAATTGGATATTTAGCTGATCGTTCTGAAGGTGGATCGTTTATGCAAACCAATCACGTAGGAAATGTTTTTGGTAAACAAGGTATTGCTATAATTTCAACACCTGATTATCGCTTTCATAACATTTTAAATGTTCCATTTACGGCTTCATATAAAAGTACAGTGACTACTCATGAATTAGGTGTTGTTGCAAATGTTGATGCTGGAGATTTTAATATGTCTATGAATTTAACATTGACTGATGATAGTGATGTTAATTATAAAAATTTCGTAACTAGTAGTGCATTTGCTCCGTATATAACTACAATTGGATTATATAATGATGCTGGTCAATTACTTGCTATTGGTAAATTAGCACAACCTATCCGTAAACGAATAGATGTTGATATGAACTTTTTAGTTAGATTAGATCTAGATAGGAACATAAAATGATACGTTTAAAACATTTATTACGTGAAATGTCCGAGTCGGATATTGCTCGTTGTTTATACAAAATAAAAAATAAACAGTTTAAATACGTTGCAGCCGGTGACAATGGTCGAGTTTATGAAATTAATGGAGAAGATAAAGTTTTTAAAATTACTAAAGAACAAGATGAATATCAAGTAGCAGAACGCATAGTTAATCAATCAGATAAATTTACAACGTTTATTCCAGTATATTATGTTAATGGATCAGATATGTATATTATGGCAAATGCTGAACAATTGCCTGTACGAGTAAAACAAGAAGTTGATTTATTTATGCAAGAATTTAATAGATTTGCGCGTGAACAAGGTGGAGAGGTTTCAATATTTGAATTTGTTCAGCAAACAGATTCAATAAATGCACAATTGGATAATTTTTTAAATGCATTACAACGTGATGTTGAACGCTTAAATATTCCGGAATTTGACTTAGATTTAGATTTTAGATCTGAAAATTTGATGACGTGGAATGGAAAAATGGTATTAGTTGATTGGTAATATTTATAATAAAGATTAATATGAGTACGATATTAGAACAAATTATACGACACGTTTTATTAGAACAACGAACTGTTGCTAAAATAAAACAAATATCAGATAAAATTAAAAATTTAGCAAAAGCAGATGGTGCTGTGATGGCGTATGCAGTTAAGGTTAAAGGAGCTAGTGACCCGGAAGAAATAAAACAATTGGTTATTGGAGCTACAATGGCGAGTACCAGAGCTGAATCTGAATCATCAGAACCGGTAGGTG